CCGTCAATAACTGTACCAGCAGGTAATTTATTAGACCGAATAAGATCCGCAGTTATACCTTCTATTGATTTTCTAGCAGCATTTTTTGCAATGTCGGCTTTGTCTGTTACCTCATAATATTCCCTAGCTTTTTGCGCTAAATCCATATATGGAATTTCAATTCCAGGATTTGATTTTCTAAACTCTTTAATATTGTTTTCATAATATCTATTTAATGTTAATTCTTTTTTTATTTTTGGCTCATCGTCTTTTGTTGCAAATGTTTGAACCTGATCTGGAGTTCCTGCAACTCTACGAATAAAACGCCTGGCCTCAGTATCATCTTTTTTAACGCCATCCAATAGCCGACTGTTTAGCCTAGCAAACTGAGTTCCGGTCATACCTGTACGCTGAGCTAATTTTTTTAGCTGATTAGAATCAGTAATATCTCCAAATACAATTTGGGTTTCAAGAGCTGCATATGCATATGGATCACCTTCTTTAGTTTCTGGCTTTAGAAAATGTTCAATCTGCTCTATAGATAAAACACCCATATTTGTTAACTCAACAGCTATGCCGCGCTTTTGTTGAGCTGATGTTTTTGGGTTGTGATAATCCAATAGCAATGTATTTGCTTTTTTAGTGTTTGAATCTTTTAATGCTTTGTCTGCATCTTGCTGTTCTTGTCTACGATAAGAAACATAAGTATTAAATTCCTTGCTTATTTCTTCAATTGCTTTTGAATCTGTTAAAAACTCTTTTGCAATTTCACTAAGATCACCAAGGTTTCCAGAGTAAATAGCTGCTCTAGTTTTTGATGGATCTTTCAAGTAATCTTCTTTTCGTAATTCTTGTTTAATTGCGTCTAATTTAAAATCTCTAGTCTTTTGTTTATACTCATCAAAATATTTATTGGCCGCTTCAAATCCAATACGCTCTGTTATTGCAGACTGGCTTAGCTGTTCAAATCCAGTTTGTACAATAGCGTTTAATGCTTTTGGATTAGTTTTTAAAGCTCTTTCATTTAATGTAATTACTTCATTAAAAGTGTTATCAAACTTTGTTCCTTGTATGCGTTTGTTGTATTCAGACTCTGCTTTTAATGCTGCTTTATATACAGTATTACCATGCGTTGCCATTGTTGCGTTGTATCGATTTGCAGCAGCTGGATCCACCCCAACTAAAACTTCATAATGTGCGTTTGTTATTGTGTTTAATTTTTCAATTATATTTTTAGATGATGCGCTTGGATCGCCACGGTCAATGCCTTCTAGCATTTTTACCATTTCAGATATGCCTTGTTGCTCAAGTTTAAAAGCTAACTCAGCACTTCTGGCTTTAACTACTGCTTCATTAAACTTGCTAGGAAGCATGCTTGCTAAACTTTTTTCAACCTTGCCATTTCTAACAATTCTTCCAGCGCCAATGTCTACATCTACTCCACCCTTCATATCAATTAATTGTTGCTCAGTAATTTGATTTTCAGCAGCCCATTTAAGACCTTCTTCTGAACGCAACTTTCCAGCATACTCAAATAAATTAGAACTCATGCGGTCAAGTAGTTGACCCATTGCTTGGCCATATTCTGCTTGAACCTTTCCAGCAAAATACTGTACAGGCCGAGGCTCAATCTGACGCATAGGCACACCGCCTGGTTGGCGTAGTTGTATATTTCCTGTATCTAATCTAGTGGCCATGTTTATCTCAAGCTAATGTTGATGGTGCTTTAGCGGCAGACATTTTTTGGGCTTCCGCTTGTTTGGATGTTTCGCCGTAAACAGTAGTACCAAAATTAACTAGGCCGGCACCCAATGTGTATGTGCTCATTAAACCGCCTGTACGTTTAGTTGCTGCTGCTGCTTGCGTGTACTGTCCAGCCTGGGCTTTAGCTGCATACTTGTTCATTATGTTTTGAATCTCAGTAGACTCAAGCATAGCGCTAGCATCTTCAAATCCTAATACCATTGCAGCCAATGCATTAAAATCAGAAACACCAACATCCATTAATGCTGCTTGCGTATTTTGCTGTTGGATAGCAAGCGCACTACCACCGCCATAATCAATACCATTGGCAGCAGCTCTAGCGCGAACAGCAGCATTTGATTCACGTTCTCTTCTTAAAATTGTATTGCCAGCAATCTTCCAATTCAATGCCTCTGTTTTTGCTTTTTGCAATAAACGTCCAGCTTGGATAGCGCCATACTCAGCGTCTAGATCTGCACGTACATTGGCAACCTCAAGCGCATTCCTGGCTTGCAAAAGATAACTAGTCTGTTGTCCTATTGCTTCTGCTTTTTTTGCTTCACTAGAAGCATATGCTGTCAGCAGTCCAGCACCAGCCGTATACATTCCTGGAGTTATTTCCATATCAAGTTCCCGAATTTACTGCGACTCGGTAATCAAGACCAAGCAATGTCATCTTCAGTGGCAGGTTTTGCTCCACCTCAATTGCTTGCTCTCGGCTATACCCAAGCACGCCATTAACTCTTTTGATGCCTGTATATGTAGGCTCGGCAGCATCAAGCATTGGATTATCAAATAACCTAAATGCTATCGGCTGAGAATTAATAATCATATGTTGCGTATCTTTTAAAACAGCACTGATTTCTACAATGCGCTTTTTAAAAGATAACCTGGTGCCAGTTTGCAGCTTAATGTCCACCGGCATTGTCTTAACGTAAACAGTCATTGGCAAACCAACTTCATAGCTGGTTGTGCTTGCCCTATCAAAAGTAACTGAACCACCACCGCTTACGGTTTCGTTTGATTGAGGTATGCCATCAGTAATTACATTAAGAGCCTTACCAATATGTGGTAAGCCTGTAGCAGTAGCAGCAGCACCACCAGTAAAAGAGCAATCTGTAAAGACATCGTAACTAAATAGCTCAACAAAATATCTATCAACAGAATTAAATCTTCTTTTTGTTACTGCGTATATGGCGGTAACATCCACGCCAACATCAATAAAACTACCATCAGTAGTAAACTCAGACGGTGCGGTAATCTGCTGAGATCTCATGATTGAAAACGCAGCCATAGTTCCATCAGTATCATTTGTCATCAGAAGCAAATCAGCTTCTTCTGTGCTGGACGCTCTACGCAATGCAATACGCTGCGGAGACTTCAGCAGGTGGCCAGACATTAATGAGATACGTTGCGTGATATATGTCAGCTGCGAGTCAGAGAACACAAACTCGTTTAACGATTTACCTTGGCGCTGAATGTATACAGTGCCAGTGTCTACAGATTGCACCCTAGTGCCAGGCTTCATGCCGTTTCTTGATACGTTCTTAAAAATAAACGTCAGCGGAGTTACTGGGTCAGTAGCATTTTGCGGCACATAGAATTCACCACCAGTAGTAAATACCTGGAAATCCCTAGCGCTTAGAATGTCAGTAATTACGTTGAGCTCATTAGTATCTAGCGTTGCTTCGACAGCATCATCATCTAGCGATTCGGTAGGTACAAAATCAAAAAACAAACCGATCTTGCTACCCCATATTGTTGATGGCCTAGACTTGGAGCCACCAAAATATAATCTTCCTTCGTGGAAACTTACCGTTCTTGGCCAGCCTTTGGTGCTCGACCACACATCCTCATAACCACTTTCTTTTTCCCAATTACCATTGGCAATTGCTGTTGTGTTAAAGAATGGGTAATCAGTAATTACGTTAACAACAGTTGAGCTGACAAACTGAATAATCTTTGCCCTGCCTTGTGGCGTTGCATTGATGTACTGGTTAACATCACCTGCGCTAAATACAGCAGATGATGCAGTCAACGTAATGTTTCCAGACACTGCGCTAGGAGTTAGCGTTCCAGCTGGATTGTTATAAGCAATAGTAAATGCATACTTTGGTATGTTATCAAACGTAATAGTAGTTGCAGTCCAAGTAGCATCAGTTCCACCGCGCACAATCTTTACCGGCTGCAGATCTGGGTGAACCACAATTAATGTATCTGCCGATTGCGTCCAGCACATATCATCAACCATATCTGATGTAATGCTGGTGGCCAGGTAATTGTTTGCCCCACCGTTAATGGCAGCAATCACAGCGCCATTTTTAATGACGTACATTCGCTGGTGCGTAAAGCACAGCATGTAAGAATCGGAAACAGAGAATTGAAACGGCACCAGACGCACGCCATTGCCGGCACTCGGTGTGCTGCTATTAGGCAGCTCCAAGATATGCTTGGTGCCTGGTCTACGCCTTAACCCACCCTGCGGTTGAATCAGCACATTGGTGGCTTTGGCTAGTGCGTTATTGTATTGGTCGAGCTCTATCCTGGATCGCAGCAAAGGATCCAGTTCGCCTGTACTAAAGTTAGACTGAATGTCAACAAAGCGTGGCATTAATTCCTCACTGCAATTAAGCTGAAATCCTCAATGATTCTGATTGGGTTACTCTGGCCATCCACCTGCATGCACTGCCTAAAATAACCACCTCGGCCATTCTCGGACGGATCTCCAACAGCAACATTACGCCATTTGGTAGACTTCTCTTGCTGCTCAGTAATCGATTCTGCTATGTGCCAGGCAACCATGTATTTCAACAGCTGCACAAAGTATGCTGGCATTGCAAATTCAGCAACGCTATATTGATAGTCAATATAAACGCTGGTCAAGTTTGTCAGCATTTGATCGCCCTGGATCTCCCAATCTTTTTGCACTGGAGCGCCAACGGATGCTGAATTATATACAGCTCTAGGACCGGCAATACGGTCACCAGGCAACTGGTATGCATACTTCCAAACGCTACCAGGAGCTGTCACCAGCTGAGCCAGCTGGATCTTTTTCATGTTGAATGACCATGGATACATGACTAATGTACTGTCCCTAATATTTGGATAGAGTCGATCACAGATCGAGCTCTCGTCAGTACCATCATTAAATGATGTAATTGCCTTGGCTCCAATCATCAGGAGCGCATCAGCACAAATACGAATACCAGTATCGCCAGCTGCCATGTTAAATCCTTAATGTAATAAAGGGCTACCCTTGTAATACAAGAGCAGCCCCGTATTTGATACTAACTAAATTAGTCAGTATCAGTTGCGCTAACAGTTGTGCCATCAGCAATATCAACAACACCAGCTGACGAAACTGCATTAACGTAAGTCAATACAAGGCTAGGAGTTGTGCTGTCATAAACAAAGATAATATCGCCAACTTTTAACAGCGATGCAATGCTGTCAAAATAACTAACGGTATTAACAGTTGCTTGTGTATCAGCTGTTTTATAAAGATACATTGATGGTGCATTACCTGCTTTAGCAGCGCAGACAGTGACCAGACCAGTTGAAGAAAATGCCATGTTAACCCCCTAGATTAAGACTCGCGGCAGGTAATCTGAACGATACCTTCCGCATCAATGGTGATGGCACCGGCTGAGAATACCTCGTTGACCAACCAGCTGGTTTTCTCAGCAATGTAGTTGATCTCAGTACGCATGCCAATACCTTCCGCATAGCCAAGGGCATCGCGGTGGAAAGCAAAGCAAACACGATCCAACGAACCATCAATTGCCAAACCACCTTCTGCACGATCACCCAGTACGTGGAACTTGAAACCCATATAGGTATTCAGTTCGCCCTGAACTAAAGCCTTAACTGTGTTGAAATCCGACGATGTAACAGTGGTTTCAGACAACAAGTTAGCCAAGCCATTAGCATGGATAATGATGTTACGGTTATCTGGTGGAACATTGTTTTTGTCCATCAGACGCTTAGCTTCGCGCAACTTGGCAATGTTCATATTGCTGTCAGATGCGCCAATGTCGTTAGACACTGTCAATGATGTGCCAGATCCTGCGAGAGCGTCCAGGATCAATTGATCTTGGCGGCGACCCATAGCACTTGCAACTACTTTAACCAACTCAGAGCGCTCGTCAAAATTGACTTTAGCCTGGCTGAAAATATCTGAATACTCAGCTGCATTCCAATCCTGCAAAGTACAGGTAACGGAACTAAAGCCAACATTCAGCGGTGTTATATCAGTCTGAGCAATGCGCAGAGTAGCTGCACCCTTACCGACTTTAGGAAATTTTACTGTGCTGCCCTCTACCCCGCGACGCTGACGCACTGCTGGAACCAACATAGCCGATGCTTGATAGGCTTGTTTGACTTCAGCGTCGAACAGGGTAACAAAGGCGTTTGATAAAGAAACGGCCATTTTGATACTCCTAGTTTATTGACAAAAGGTTATTTGTCGCGCCGGTATGCCAGGTATTCTGGGCCGATTGCTTGTCGGTTACGCCGACCAAACGTCTGCTCCACAGCGGTTAGGGTTCAACAGATATCTATTGAATAAGCCTGATAGCTTTTTACTCTTGTTCTTTTTAAAATGCAAGCGTAAAAAACCCCGCATAAGCGGGGTTCTGATTATCCGAAAGCCTGGTGAAATAGGCGCTCTACTTTTTGTCGGTAGGCTGGATCTGATTGGTACTTAGGATCTCCAACCATTGCTTGGAGCTCTTCTTTGCTAGGAGTGCCAGCGCTTGGTACAGATTGAATTGGCACGCGACCTTCATAAGTCTCACGCACTTTCATCAGAGCTCGCAGACCAGTGGCAGTGCCGCCCATAATCTTGAACTCCTCAAATTCATCTGGTGACCAGATACCCTTTTTAACCAAACCCCGGCCCCAATCAACCATATCTTTAACCATTGCCTGGCCATTTGGTCCTAGCTTTTCCATCTCCACCTTTGGATCCACCATATCGGATGACATAACGGATTCTGCTGTGGATCTCAGCTTAGACGCTAGATCATCAAACTGAGCCTGGCTTATTCCATTATCTGTAGCCCAGCTAACCAAGCTAGCAGCCATTGGATTGTCATTAGCAGTCTGAGCGCCCAGGACGCTTACATCATAGTTGCCATCAGCTGGGGCATTGTGCTGACCTTTAGATATCTTGCCTCGTAGATCTTTCCAGCTTTTGGCCATACCTTCAAGATCTGGCTCGTTACTGTCTTTTTTCCAGAAATTCTCTGGCCACCAATCTGGACGCTCAAGCGGATCTTCTGGGCTTGCTGATACGTCAGTGGGATTAGACCTATGTTCTATTTCTGTGTGCTGCGGATTTGCTTCTGTTTCTTCGTGCGCTGAAACATTGTCTAATAGGCCAGTGCTGCCACTGGGTTCGACGCTGGTTTCTGTGTTCATGGGTTCCTTGCTCGGTAGATGCGTGCCTCAATTTCCCGAATAATGCTGTTCTGTCCTTCTCGGTAGAAAGCATAATCGGCTGGAGAGCCAGGCACAGCGACAGGCTGCTCCAAAATTGTATCTCTCATGTACTTCATTAACTTGGCACCGTCCTCTGTACCAAACACTCTAAGGTACAAACGATCAGTGTCCTTGCGATGCTGGTCCACATTACGTATATCTTTAGCCTGGCCAATAGCCTCTAGTTCATCCCAGCTCATTTAGGATATCCAACTGGCTTATCATTCTTGTCAGCAAATGGTGACTTGCCTTGCTTGATCCTGGTAGATGCGTGATCGACAGCTTTTTGAACTATACTTGGTGGCATCTTGTCCATAAATGTTTTTGAGCTAGGGTCATTATTTAACAAGTAATTAAACTCCTGCTTTGTCAGGTTTGGCACAATTAATGGGATCTCTGTTTCTTTCCCATTTAATCCAACACCAATACTTATTTCTGTCATGACGTTACCATCAGGGCGCTTGATTTCACCAAAAAACCCAGATCCCTTTGGAGTGCCATCGGGCCTATTCCCATAATCCATTACATACCCTCCGGTGCTGGCAGTGCCTGTTGTGGTGGCTGTCCTTGTGGCTGCTGTTGCTGCATCATTTGCATTTGAGCCATAGCTGCCATTTGTTGCTGGTTGTTGGCTTCTTCCATCATGATTGCACGCTCAGCTCGATTGTTTCTAACCGACATTGGCACACCCATCTTGTCACCCAGGTAGTCAACCAGCGCATCCATCTTCAATGCAATCTGGCCATCTGGTCCTAGATTCTGCATGAGCTGAGCGTAATTCAATATCGCTCCGATCTCCTCCTGGTTTTGAGCCTGGGCTAGTGGAGCCACCGGCACCACCTTAACTTCCAGCCCATTGACGCGCAGTGGCATATCGATTAAGCCACGCTCGTCCATGACTTCCAAGATCTTCGCTGTTAGCGGGATCATGGTTTCATTAATTAAGCGGCCAAACGCAGATCCAAGATTCTGAGCCAACTCTTTCATGCGCTCAACAATCTCAGTTGCAGAGCGTGCGCTCATGTTCTCAGGCGGCAAAGACTCGTCCAACAGTATCCGCTTGATGTTACTGCGCAGATCGTTAATCACCAGCTGCGATACATTGAAATCACCGGAGCGTGGCAGTGCCTGGAGTGCTGGACCTTGTGGTCCACCGTTTCGCGCAACCGGGATAATCGCACCAGGCACCAACTTAACGGTATTCGGATTTAGTACGCCATCATCAGCTGCTGTGTACACACCACTAACGGCCATGCTGGCATTCTTTAGCAGGAGCTCAATGGTTTTGTTTAGCGTTTTAATGTCTGGCAATGCAGTCATCAGCGGACCGCGACCATAGATCTCGCCGGCCACCTTCATATAACGGCTAATTACCCATGGGCTCGACTTGCGGCGGCGGTAAACCAATTCAGACTTAGATACCTTGTCGATTACGTGATAGCAGTAGTCACCTCGGCCATGGTCATAGATTGTGGCCTCCAGCATTTCGATATCATCGGTAGGCTTTTGCTCAATCCTGCGCTCCATCTCCGGTGGTATCTTTGCGTCTGGCCATTGACGAATAATGCTTTCACCCTTCATGCGGATCTTGCGATACACATTATCTACCTGGCCATTGGCACCCTCTTCATAGCTGACCAGGAATAGCGGCACAGGTATAAAGTTAATTGGGCTAACCGAATCACCAGGTTGCACCATCATGCATGCAGTACCGACAGATAGATCCAGCAAAAACTCACCCATAGCAATATCAAAATTTGATTGCTGTAGGACGGTAAACATTTTGTCGCAGTAAGTCTCAAAGATATTCCTGGCCATTTGCTGTTTTTCAAATGGAATATCTGAGCCTGGCTCAAGTGTTGCCCACTTGCGCTGCGGTGGGAATACTACCGATTGCAAACGATTGGCAAAACGCTGCGTGCTATTAATCGCAGTGGAGTCAAATACGCGCTGCATCTTTTTACTGCCAACAGCGCCACCTTCCCATACGCCATACAGTTGACGTTGTGGAAGAGCAAACTCATACGCATCTTGATACAACTGCTGAAACTCATCTTTCTTTGTTTGAGCGGCTGCCTGACGTTTAATGATTTGTTCTGGTGTTAAGCGAGTACCACCAGGAGCAGATTTATCGTATTCCATTATTCATACCATTCTAATTGTAAGGATGCTGCGTGAGCTGTTCCATTTACATTTGTAAGCCTAAACAAATAATTTGTTAATGGCTTTAATACGTATTCCAATGATCCTGCTGCACCACCACCAGCTTTTTTGCCACTGCCACCAGGCAATATTTGCGCATCAATCTGCGTTCCAAGTGTTGTAACAGTTGGGTTAACAATCATCGCAACTTGGCTGCTAGTCGTATAATTGCGATTCCTATTGATAGGAGTAAAAGACGTGCCTCCAGTAGCAGACGTTCCTTCATATATATAAAACTCCGCATCTCCGAGACATAAAGCATTAACAGTCATGTGTGGTATTACGCCAGATGCAGCCGCAAGCACAATATCTATACTTGCACCATCAGCTAGCTTTGCACTGTCTGGAGCTATTTTGTAAGCAAACCAAGCTCTACCATCATGGTTTCGTTGATGGTTTACATCAACCATAATTGCAGGTGCATCAGCGCCAGCAACAACGTAATTGCCAGCATTGTTTTTCTGGGCAACAGTTACAAATCGTGACTTAACATCACCAGATTCAAGATCAGCATAAGTTAACGCCATCAATCATCCTCTTCTTCAATATCACCCATTGCAACCAGTGCTGCAGTTATCGGGCCACCTGGCTCCCAGGTATCGCACGTTCTGCTGCCTGTGCAAGGTATATCCCACTCATCGCAATAACCAGCACTGTCATTAGTATCAACCCATGATGGATCAACCTCTGGCGGTGTTACCTGCTCATACTTCTTCATGCAGTCATCGATGAATTTTGTTTTCCAATAGTGGCCACAGTTTGAGCACAGCATTTCTCTTGCCGCACGCTCACTAACATTCCACTTGGTAGACTTAATTATCCAGTAGATTGTTTCTGGTGCTTTCGGATTTGCTGGACCAAGGTTAGCTTTAACAATGCAAATGCGATGGTTCTTAATGCTCATATCTTTGTCCATCAATACTTCAGGACATTTCATATCTGATGATTGGCTAATAGCCTCATCTGCCAGCATTGTTCGTTCTGATCGTTCCATTACATTGACTCTTTTTTCTGTTTGATTCCAGTTTCGGACATAGCAATAGCTACTGCCTGGTCACGCGATTTAACTTTGTCACCGCTTGAGCTTTTAAGTTTGCCGGCTTTGTATTCGCGCATAACCTTGGCAACTTTGGCTTTCATCTTATCTGACTGTTCCATTATTCCCCCTGCAACATTGGTCTAGTTGATCCACGCCTTGCAGCTCCCAGCCTGGCTGACTTACGTTCTGCTAATTCGCGCTGGTATGTTGTCTGCAGTTCTTCTCTGCGTTGTTGAAATGGAGCTTCGTCAAATGCTCCAATTTCAGGAGCTTTGGGCGCTGTCGGTGCAGATGGCGCTTTTTTATTAAACGTAGGCATTGGAATAGGTATTTCAGAAAGATACCTACCCCCACTAGCTGATTTTTTTATTTGTGTTGTATATGGCTTTTCTTCCCACGCAGAAAGAGCACTTTTGTAATTTTCAAATTCTTGATTGTATCTTTCGGTTTCCGCTTCATATGCTGGAGAAGCGACCTCTCTATATTGTTTCATTTGCTCTTGATATGGAAGCATTTGCTCTGCTACGTTTTTTTGGTAGCCAGCAAATGCAGTCTCATACTCACCAGTTAATCCAGTAGATTGCTTTTGATACTGAGTAGCAAGCCTTTGGATATCAGACGTTTTGCGCCTAGCAAACAGTGTGCGATTATATTTTGAGGTAGTAGATGCCATAGTTAGACCATCATCCCTGTGCCAAGTTGACCAGCGCTAATGCCAAGTTCTGGATTCATACGCTCTTGCGAAAGCAACGACCTGCGGCCACCGCGAGTTCTAGCCTTTAATGCAGATGCCTCTTGCATTGCAGACTTGCGGCGCTCTTCATCTGCGGCAGCTTGCACTTCTTTGGCTTTCGCATCCATGGCCAGTTTGCTTTCAGCATACTGAGACTGTGATGCTGCAAATTGTTCTTTAGCCAGGTTAGCTTGTTGCTGCAATGATGCAGACTGTTTTGCATACTCAGCAGTTTGTTTTGCAACTTCACCACGCATAGCGGCTGCTTGAGATTCTTGAGCGGCCAGCGCTTTACGTTGTTCTTTTTCAGCAGACAACCTGGCGTTTCTAGCTTCGTTTGCTGTATAAACACCTGTTCCAACTATAGCTGCTGCTGTCCAGAATCCCGACATAATAATTCTCCCTTTACTAATTGACGATATTCGCCAAGGCCAATATCTGGAACAACATACAATTTGTTTTCCAGTTCTTCAATATTCCTGCAGTTGTCTGGATTTGCGTAAATATCAGTCCAAACAACCTCCTCTTCAAACACTCTGCCGGCACGTTGAAACCCAGCTGGTGCATCAAACTCAAATGGACCTGTCAATATTTTGACATCATTATCTGTGCTTACCGCAATGGTGCCGCGCTCAAGTCTTACCTTGTATGCCGTTCTATGCTCGGCACCTGTTAGTACAGTCCATGGCGGTATGACAATGGTGCGCTCATAGATACCAGGCAAAAACTTATGTAGCGTGACAATCTCTACCTGCTCCATTTCCATTAAACAATTTTGCAACTGAACAACCATTGCATTCATTTCAATTGTTGAAACTTCCCTTGAAGCGTCAAAAATGGCTAACGGATTGTCCATGCGTGGATTCTATTGGGTTTTGTGGGAATTGCAATGGTGCGATATCTCATGAAAATACATCAAAATCCATCTTGGCCACCACTTGCTGCGATGGTGCTCGGCCTGGCTGGTTGGATTGCCTAGTTAATCGGTTGTATTCACCGCCACCCAGTAGCAGATATCCGAAAGCGTCACCAACGTGGGAGTGTTCGTTCTTGTTTGGTGCGTCTCTGAACCGTTCGTGGCCGGCACCAACCGCAATCCGCTTGAAGTGGTAGCCACCAGACAGGGATTTGCGCAGTAGTTTGCACTTTCTGGACACAATCAACCCAGGTTTACCCTCGATTAGTCGCTGCATTGGCATAGCAGCTGATTCTCGGCGTACTTTAAAATCATTACTGGGTGCCGGTTGAGCTCGCAACCCCAATGTGCGCAGGTAATCAAAGCTGGTGACCTCATAGATCTGATCTCTGGCCATACCGGCAGGATCTCCCCATGGCAATACCTGGTAGCCAGGGTATTTTGAGTTAAGATCAGCAAGCAAATGCTGGCCAAAACGCTCTAATCCCATATCCTCGGTCACTATTTCATCTAAGATCTGCCATCTACCATTGGCTAAACGCTGCCCAATAACGGCTGCAGGAGTTAAACCAAAGTCTAATCCGACCTGGATAGCCTGGGTAGGATCGGGTTCTGGATCCCCAACCATCATATTATCGTCATACTCAGGCCAAACTGGCCTTCCTTCTTGAACGTAGGTATAGAGCCCACCTGCGTAGCAGCGGATCCAATCAGCGTTTTTACCGAGTAGCATCTGCTGGTAATAGCCGGCTGGTAGGTTCCCGACATTCTCCGCTTTGTTGTTAATTTTCCACCACTTGCCGCCAGCGAATATATGGTCATTGGCTTCTGGGTGATCTGGTAGTTCGGCACCTGAGACTTCGACCATTCCTCCTGGTTGCTTGAAAAATTGCCACGCATACTTGCCCGACATTTTCTCCTTCTCTGCCAGCTTAAACCACCAGTGGTCATCGTCCATAGGATTAGTATCCATCCAAATGCCATGCCAAGTAGCGCCGCCATCACGCTTAGTGGGATAGCGGCCAACACGATGAGTAAGCCCATCAATAACTGCTTTTGGAAGTTCTCTGGCTTCATTTACCCAGGCTCCTGTCAGTTCAAGTGAAAGTAATTTGCGCACATCTTTGGGTTGATCTAGCGCCAAGAATATAATTTCGCAATCAATACCGGCTGCATCACCTCTCGATGGCAAGCGGATATGATGGGTAATAGGTGGAGTCCAGAGCAGTGGTCCGAACGTATTCTCTGGGAATAGATCTGTCCAGGTTTTAATCGTTGTGGTCTTTAACATTGGGTAGCTATTACGCACAATGGCAAACCTGGTGTACCTGATGCCATCAATAGGGCTAGGCTTTTGCTGTACGGCACGCATCATGATCTCAGCTGCGCATGCATAGCTCTTACCGGATCCCACTGGCCCCATTAATCCACGTACAAAATTATTAGACTGCAAAAACTTCCAGACCACTGGGCTAGTGGAGAAGTCTAGATTTAGACCAGTGGTTTCTTTGCTGCCGGTTTCTTTAGTTTTCATTTATGGTTTCAACTTAAATAGTTCTTTTATGTCTGCCACGTAGCATTTCCAATGGTAAATAATTCCAGGTGCATCGCTATAGTAAATCTCATTTAGCTTTAATTTAATGCTGCATCGATAGCATCTAAGATCCATCCTGCCCCCTTGCGCGAATGGCCTCGGCTGCTTTTATGTATGTTTTGGCGCTGAAAGCAATAACAGCACACGCCTCGCGCTCTGCTGCTGCGACTAACTCTCCAAATTTCCACAATGGGTCATAGCCACTAGAATCATTTGCATAATCCCAGCCAGCTTCCCGCGCCAAGCGGATAAGGTCATCTTTAGTCATCTTTTTCCTCCACATCAATTATTTCTGGAGACTTGATATTGATACCAATAACACTTGGCTTATCGCTGCCATCTGGGTTATCCAGCAGTCCAGATGCCTTGGCCAGCAGTCTCAATACCTGCACTTTGTCGTACAGCTCAATCTCTAGGAAAGCATTGCCATCCTTATCCACCCGGCTAGTAATCTTCTTGATAGCATGCAGTGCGTGCTCTGGCATCTGGCTAGGCGTTTTAACCGTCACATTACCGGCACTATCCCAATCCATAATGTCAGTTATCTTGGTATTAGCCATGGACAGCAGAGCATAGGCTACAGCTTCCCGATTGGATTCTAGGGTGGCAGAACGCTCCATCCGTTTCTGGATTAAGCGAACACCACCCCAGTTTTTCAAGCTAGGTATTTGATTTGGATGTTTTGTTTTTGTGGCCATCAGTAGTATCTCGGAGCGCAGGTAACATCCACCACTACCTCGGCTGAGTACCCATTGATCTTGCGTCTAGAGTTAATCACCACTGCCCTGGTTCCATTCTTCTCACACTCATTGATCGCCATAATTACCTCGTTCCTGGTCATTGGCTGCATCTGCTTATCCATCACCAGCTCAATCTCAGGAGCCTTAATGCTTACCTGTCTCTCAGTTGCGCAAGCAGCCAACAATAGCGGCAGGAATAATATCATTTTACTCATTGCTGAAACTCCTCAAAAGCAGATCGCTTAAACAAGCTCAACTTAGTCAGCTGGCCACCCATGGCTTTCAACTCTATGCCCTGGTAGGTATTCCAGTGGGTTAGTCCGTAACCAGGAGAGACAAACAATCTGTCATGGTAGTGGGGCAGGTAGACGATACCTCGCAAGATATAAGCTGGGTACAACCCAACTTCAGCCATAGCGCCAACCCTAACGTCAGCGCCTCTTGTTTTCTTTTTAATAGCCATCAGAAAGGTATCCCATCATTTGGCATTCCACCTTCTTTATCCTTATCCACCTTAATTGACAGCTTGGGAGCACCGTTCTTTGTCTCGCCTTCCCACATAGCAATCTTCAGCAACGTGCCATCCTCCAGCTTTATCTCGCCTTTCCAATCTGGTTTGCTGTCTCCAGCCTTCTTAAAGTTATTCTTGAACGCACTACCGTTACCAGGCTTGTGCTCATATTTAGGCTTATCCATGTTTCCTCCGTTAGTTATAAAAGTAGGGTACTCGCTGCGTCTGTAAGCGCCATGCATCCGCACTCGGTTCACAGCATCCGCTTTCCCCCACGTACATAGGCTAAACCAATTGATCCTACTATGTGATTGATAATAACTATGGATATTACAAAGCCGATAGTGTTTACCTTATTGCGTATCTCTGTGGGTTTGGTAGTATTGGTGTGGGGCCATTACCCAGCCCTCCCGCCGGTAGTCTGCGACCAAGGGAATAAACGTAGCTAATGGGGCAGCTCTCCTTCTCTCTATGCCTGGATAGGATACACATAGACAGATCGGGGCTAATACCTCCACCTGCAGTAGCAGGAGCTTAGATAAACAAGAGCAGACAGCTTTTATAGCTTAGCCATATATATGGGTTAGGTTGCTGCACTCGAAACAAACGCAATAAATATATATATTAAGAAAACTGGGGAAAAGTTTTGTGAGGTCCCCCCATCGCTACACCGACCCCCACCCCCCAATAGTGCCTTTCTGACATCGCTACGTATTCTTTTGCTAACGAAACTGGCATGTGTACAGACTTCAAATGTTCGTTTGGGCTTTATACACACACCCCTTGCGCTCAACCCTGCTGGGATAATGCGACCTGCCGGTAGTATCCGAGTCCTGATGGCGGCTGTCTGCCTGTCTGCTGGTGCCAATGCATGGAATCCTGCAGGATCTGACGCCATTTCTCTATTGATAACTGCTTACTTGCTAACTCCGATGCAATTCTGGCATCTTGCTCGTTTAGCACGCGATCAACGCCGCATATCATCCTGCACGCAACTATAAACTCCCGACTATAGTCTTGTGCCTTAACCTCTTCACGTTCTTGTGCAACCTCCAGCTCTCTCACTTTACGCTTCCTCATCGCATCCTCCGTTGGTAATGTTGGCTCCATCATTGGTTCATCAGTTACATATATGCTATCCACTTCTAATTCATGTCCGTTGCCAGCAATTGCTATCTGATCTTCTGCTGACAGTGATTTATCGTAGATCACTCGCCACGTACATCCTGCGATGCCTGGCTTACCTGAGTAGCTGTTACCAATCTTTTCGATGTATCCAGCTCTGGATAGGATCTTCATCTGCTTATTGATTGCTTGCCTGGTTACTCCCAGCTCTTGCGCTACTCTGCCTTGTGATACCCAGGTTATCCCTGCTCTGCTTGCAAATGAGCTGACCATCGCTAGTATGGTTCTGTTCCTGTCTGTGATTGTCTTGTCTGTCAGTGACCTGGTTGGGATCACAGCAAATGGAGTCTTTCTCGGTGGTGTTTGCTTCTTTCTAATGCTCTTTGGTTTTGCCGGCAGTACAAACTTACTCATGCCCACACCAATCCATAGATAGCAGCATGCCGATCATTACTCCCAGGATCACACCAATCACTATGCCAGCCAAAAAGATACTGATCGACAATACTTGAATCATCATTTGCTCCTGTTGTACCTGGCCACCATCGCTGTTCTCAACTGCTTTCTGGCCGGCTCTCCACGCTCTTTCTCAACCAGCACCAAGTAATCAAGCTTAGTTACCTTTGGCTTTCTAGCCTTGTCTGGCAATTGCATTGCATACTGGATCTCACACTCATGCCGCCAGGCTTCCGAGTATGTGCAGACTTCCCTGCCATCCACAGTCACAGCCTTTGCCGGCATATGCTGGCCACCACACAGCGAGCACATTAGCTTCACTTAACTCTACCCAGCACAGCCTTTGTCTCCTCTTCGGCTGTCTCTTTCTGCATATCCCTGCGGATCTTCTCAAATTTCCTAGCCAGATCCATAGCAGTGCCACCAGGCTTGTACTTGAAGTCTGGATTCCACACACTAGCCAGCTGGTTCTTTGTCCTGCGCTTCTTGGGCTCCTCTTCCACTATCTGCGGTGGCTGTGGCACTAGTTTGATATTACTCATTGCTCTCTCCTTTGATAGTCAATGCATCAGACAACTCTGCTTCTGCCTGATGATATGCATCACACAGGCCGCTGCTCTCTCTATCCCAATACGTGCACCACAATCCCTCAGAGTGCGCTACTGAATGCATGCAAGCCTGGCAGCTCTTCTGTCTTTGCAAGAAACGCAGATCCATCTCTGATTCCTCCCATAATTAAACGTACAGAACTCACCACCTTTGAGATCCTGCTTTATCTGACAGCTAGTGCAAAACCTAACTCCTGTCGCATTGCCGCCAATTGGAAACTCTACTTTGTGCTGCTTTTTATGTACCATATGCTTAGCTTCTGCCCAGTATGTGGCCGCTTGCTGATCGTCATACCTATGATCTCCGCAGCCTGTAATCGCTTGCAGATCTTAAATATCTGCTCGGTGCCTATCGGGTCACCCTGCCTCAACATTGCCTCAAATATGTCTGGCGTTGACAGGTTCCCATACTTTCCCAATATGGCCACAATCCTCTCGTCATGGCGCTTCTTCTTGCCCTGCTGCCTGATGCTACTGTCCATGCCAAACTTAATCACCTGCCGGGTTGGTAGATTGTCCACCAGGCTTGTGCGCTTGCCAGACAGCTGCTCTACCGACCACAGCCAGGAAATCATAACTGATCTCTAACCATAGGTATGAAATCGTCTAGCAACAATACAACACGCCATGGTTGGCCATTGCGTCTGTAAACCACCACCGGTATCTCACCAGGTTCAATGCACGCTTCCACCTGCTTGCACCAATCCTCAATACAGATCCTCTCTTTACGCTTGACCTCAATCCTAAACTTCCCTATTTGGATATCGTCCTCGCCATCTCTAGCCTGGCCTAGCTTGCGCTTGACTACAAAACCTAGCTTGTCGCTAAGTATCCCGGCCACCTCGCGCTCGCCAACAGCGCCTTTGTTCCTGGCTCCTCTGCCGTTCATTGGTGAGCCACAATCATTCTGTCTAACAGCTCTGCTGTGGTGCTGTAGCGCCTTGATAGCAGCTCTTTAACAGCTTCATCTATCAATGCAGCCCGACTTCTGCCCTGGTCAGCTGCCGCTCGGTCTAGTAATCGCCTGGTATCAGGCCGTAAACGCACAAAGAACTTGTTAAATTCCTGCATATAACCTCCTAGAGATATCCCAACGATAACATTATTTTTAAATTATTTGCTGATTTTTGTTGACGCAGCCATTGAACTCTGTAGAATCGGGGTTGTTGAGATATCTCAACCAATCTACCGACCGACAGGAGATCATATGAAATACGTAGCTTACTTCCGAGTATCCACCGAGCAACAAGGCCGTTCTGGTCTTGGTCTGGAATCCCAAAAGCAATTAGTCTCTGCCTACAATGACAGCATCATTGCTGAGTTCACTGAGGTGGAATCAGGCAAGGTAGACAACCGCCCACAGCTGGAAGCAGCTCTTGAGCTCTGCCGCAAAACCAATGCATCTATTCTTATTGCCAAGATCGACCGCCTCTCGCGTGATGCAGCTTTCTTGCTGACACTGCGCAAATCCGGTGTTGATATTGTTGCAGCCGACATGCCATCTGCTGGCACCCTGGAGTTTGGTGTGCGTGCAGTGGTTGCACAATTTGAGCGTGAGCAGATCTCCAGCCGTACCAAATCAGCCCTGGCAGCTGCTAAAGCTCGTGGTGTAGTGTTGGGCTCACCAACTCCAGAGATCGGCTCAGCAGCCGGCGTAGCAGCTCTCAAAGCCTCTGCAGATTCATTTGCACAATCACTAGCACCAATCCTGCGTGACCTGAAAGCAGCTGGTTACAGCAGCCTACGCGCAATCGCAGCTGCACTAGCTGAGCGCAAGATTGAAACCCCTCGCGGCAACTACTCCTGGTCAGCCACCCAAGTATCTAATCTGATGAAAAGGATCCCAGCATGAACGACGATTTCTTTACCGGTTGCATGGTGGGTATCTCCATCATGCTGGCAATAATGTTATTTAAAGGATGGATCTAATGAAAACAGGACAGCAGTTAAAACTAGAAATCCTGGACGATATCGAAGCCAGGCGCTCACAGTTCATCAGCATGGCACGTAACCTGGCTAGATCTATCAGCCGGGAACGTGGCCAGGTATCAATTAATGACATTCGGGAGAAACACCCGCTCCCTGATGATGTACATCCCAGTGCCTACGGAGCTGTATTTCGTGGACCACTGTGGAAAGTAATCGGGTATACCGCAGCAAAACACTCTGATGCCCATGGCCGGTTAATCAGAATCTACATATGGAATGAAGGAGAAAATAATGGTTGGTAAAGTCACCCCCGACAGCATGCTGTCAGCTAGCCGCTTGCCGGCAGTCCTTGGTCTATCCAAGTATCGCACCCCTAATGATGAGCTCCTGGTATCCATTGATGCCATGAATGGCAAGAAGCCAGCTGATATATCTAATGAGGCTATGAGCTGGGGCAATACGCTAGAGCCTGTCATCTTAAATAAGACAGCTGAACGTCTGCAGCTCACCGATCTGAAACTAGACCACCCAAAACCATTCTTTCACCCTACACTGCCGCTATGCTGCAGCCTGGATGGATTAGCTGATGGTCGAGGTCAAATCCTGCGCACAGATCCTGATGCTGGCATCTTTGTTATTGGCCAAGAGTCTATCGAGCTCGATGGGTACGGAGTGCTGGAGGCCAAGCTAACCAGCGGCACACCTGAAAACATACCAGCCCTGCATCGAGGCCCGATCCAATTGCAAGCGCAAATGGATATCATGGGATTTAAGTGGGGAGCTCTGGCCACACTGTATCGCGGCACCGAGCTCAGAATATTCTTGTTTGCTCCACATCAAAACACCTTAGATATCATTAAGAAGATCACCCTGGACTTCCAAAACCGGCTAGAGATCTGGAGATTTGAAAACAGGATCGATCACTTCCCGGTGGCCAACAGTAAGGATGCAGATACCCTCTGGCCAAACATTACCTCAGAACAGGACGTACTAGAGTTGGATGATGCAGCTGCAGAGTAT